TGGGGGCAACTGCACCAGCGGGCTGCTGAGCCATTGCCTTGTTGCCCAAATACCTAGCAGTGGCCTCAATGCCCTTCATCGCAGGGACACGGTACCGATTCACATATTTCTGGTAGTCGCCCTTGTTGCCCTCGGCCTGCCATTCCTTAAATGTTTTTAGTTTCCCACGTTGCTCTTTGATATAGTCGGCTTCTACAGGAGCCGCCTGCTCATAAATCATACGCGAGCCGTAATACTGCTTCCGCATATCAGCGTCAGAAACACCAGGCGTAGCCGCTGGCGTAGCCGCAGGCATGCTACTCAGTTTTGCTTGAATGTTCTCCAAAGCCTTAAGACCTTCGGTCACTCCCTCAGGTCGTACACCCGCTTCCTTCAAGAAATCCAAACCCGAAAACTTGTATTGTTCCGTAACGTCAGGAAGCAACGCCAACTGGGGCATCCCCAAATACTTGTACCATTCCATCTGCGCCGACCGTAGGTCCGGCTTAGACTGCCCCATAGCGGCCAATTGTGCCTCGGCATCAGACTGCTGAGTGGCCTGCTTAGTTGTAAAGTCCTGAACATCCTGAAGGTACTTCGGCAACTGGGCACCGAAACGGTCAATCTCCGACAAAATAAAATCCTGGTCAGTCATGGACAAATCACCAAGTTCACCAGAAGCAAACGCATCAATCATATTGGTCTTGACGCCTTCCGGCGTAGCAGTGCCACCAATAATACTAGGGAAAATAGACTTAGTGAGAATGTCTGCAACGTCAGGATTGGCGGCATAATACGGGTTGGTCAACTCCATCGTTCGAACAATATCCGTAGGAGGAGTCAACTCCTTCAGATATGGGGCCAACTTCGACATCCATTCGCCCTGCTGACGTTCCAAAATAGACTGTTGCATTTCAGCCGCAGTTGTCGGATTGAACAATCCGCTAGCAATCAACATCTCAGGGTTCAACGCAGAAGTAATCGTTCCAGGACTAGTGTAACCGAAAGCCGGGTTCATGTTCAACAAATAGTTCAACCCAGTCGCAGGCAAAGAACTAGTACCAACACCCGTCGGGGTACCCGACTGGGTGTTCTTCGTCAAAGCCGCAATCAAATCCTCAATAGTGTACATCTAGGTATCCCCCTAATCAGAACCAGGTTTGTGGCAACTGGATAACCTGACCACCTGGCAAAGTAATTTGCGACATCGGAATCTGCGGAGCCGTAACCGTACCACCACGATTCAACTTGCCGTACTCCAACGCCAATTCAAGCATCTGGTTGATTTGCGCCTGACGGCGAGCCGCATCACCAGACTGAATGCCCATTTTTGCGGCCATAGCATTTAACGCCAACTGGTTGATGGCATCGGCAGTCATCTGCGCACCGATATCCTGTTGGCGTTGACGCCAGTTGGCGGCCGCAGTTTCCGTACCACTAGCGAACTGACCAACATCACCTAACGCCGCATCCAACAACTGTTGAGTCAACTGCTGGGTAGCCTGAAGTTGAGCCGGGTTGGTTCCAGTAGCCGCCAAATAGTTAGCCATTGTAGCCTGAGGGATTGTTGCTGTCATTGGGTTCCATCGGAACTGTGCCATCGGGTCGACACTAGCAAGGGCGGTTTGAAGGTTTTGTCCAGCACCAGTAATTTTTGCTTCTTCGGCGGCACGAATTTTGTCGAACTCGGCCAGCAAATTCTGTGTAATTTGGTCTGCTGTTGGCATGGCCGGTGCAGACGGCACCGGCTGGATTGTGTCAACAATACCCCCAGTACTACCACCAGTACTACTACCAGTACTATCTCCAGTGTTGCGCCAACCTGGTGTCATAACATCCATATATTCGCCAAGTTGGTTCCAGTCAACCCCAGACAAATCAACCGGCTTATCGGGAACAGGCTGAAGGGCCTTAGCCGCATCGCCAATTTGTCCGGCAGGGAACGACCCAAGTTCACGTCCGGCAGAACCCAACGGCTCCACATACGCCTTCGGCTTGGGGACCGTTGGCTTGGGAGCCTGGTTCACCAGGTTGCCCAAAGCGGCCCAGTTAACCCCAGACAAATTGGGGTTGCGTGGACTGATGGGCACATCATATCTATCTGCGGGACGGAAAACACCAGTAGCCATAACTATCTCCTAAGAATACAAACCGGTAAAAGGTGACCAAGATTTTAGTTGCGAAGCAGACGAATAAATTTCCTGCGCTTTCGCACGGGCGATAGAATCCAGCACATCCTGTAGTTCCTGTGCACTGGTCTGCTCACTTAGCCGTCCCTTGGCAATTTGAGAGGCGGCATCCTGAGTTGCTGTTGCCAAATCTCGCTGTTGCTGAGAAGCATAATCGGACATTGCCTTGCGGAAAAGGCCAGACCGTCCTAAGCCCCGTTGAGAGAAACTGGTGACCCGCGGTTCCAGCCCCCTAGAATACATGCGGTTGATATCAGCCAACTGCTGTTGAGATTGACGGGTAACATTAGATACATCAAATTCGTAGGCGCGACGTGCAGTTTCACGCCGCCTACGGGCGGCGGCCTCCTGAAGGTCATAGTTAGGATTATAGAAACTGCTCATCAATAATACCCTTTTCGTTCAGTCCCGAACCCGAGTCGCAGGCAGGACATGGTAATACCCTCCAACCGTATGGGCGGCCCGGTCATTCCCCGACTTATCCAAGAAATGCACTGTCACCGTCGTATCCGTCTTAGAATCAATATGGTAAGGACCCAACTTCGTCTCGTCCCCCACATCCTTCTCGGTAATCAACACAGCCGCCGGGAGAAACCCGGCGTCATGTGTAATCACCAAATCCCCATTAGCGTCCGTAGTCCCATTAAACTCGCCCCACACACCAATATGCGAGGACAGAAAGCCAGTCAGCGACTCAAAAATAATCCTCAGGGTTCGGTTGTCCGGCCCATCCAAACCATAGACAGCCGGGTTTGTCCACGCACGCTTAACAGCCATCAGGGCCTCGTTCCACGCGGATTATACTTATAGGCCACCGAGTTCAAGCACCACGGATATCCGTCGTCACTGGAGATTTTCAGTTGGACCGCACGGGCTAACCCCAACGAATCAGCCTTAACTAGTGTTGAACCCAACTCGGGGTCATTCCAACCATCAAACGACACACCCGAAACATCAACCGCACTAGTGGAAACAGTATACGACTTGGCCACATCGATACCATTGAAGTTGCGGTACACATCCACATCCAATGTGACGGGTGTGCGTTCGCGACGCACAATCATTTCCGGTCGACGCCAAAACTTCTTTGTCACATAGTTACCGGCATCCAACCACGGTGTCACATAATACGAATCATACGCCGTGGGCGTACCATCCAAATCATCCGTATACACTTCGGGCACATCAAAATCAAACACGTATGGTTCATACGGGTGTGCCGCTACATAAGCAGTACGACCAGTGGAATCCAAGAAAGTAATCGGAGAAATATAACCGTAACCGTCAACAGTCTGATAGATTGTCCATGCCCCAGTTTTGCCGATTGTTTCGTTCCACACGAAACTGATGGTCGCACGTGTAGCACGTGACGACCCGGCATATTTGCGGTCAACCTGATTGTATGTTACCAACGCATCATCGTATGATGTGGACACTGTGTTTGTAGTACCAGTAGGCAAGGACACAAACAACTTCTTGTTTGCGTAACCCATACTGATTTCATCTAAAGCAGACTGGTTAATTTCGGCCGTATAAATAATCGGCCGAAGATTCTGAAACACATCGCGAATACCTTTGCCGTCATAAAAGTATACGCCCTCAGGGAACGAAAAGAAATAGATACCATAATCCGACACAGCCCACGAACGCGCGTTATACGCGCCCACCTCACGGGTCAACTCCACCAACTGGAACGTATCATCATTATAGCCGTAGATGGCGTACACCGCACGCGGCTTAAAGATTACTATGTGTCCCGCAAAAGGTACGATGCCAGTAATGCCAGTGCCACCACCAACCACGTCAATATAGTCATCTTCCCTCCACGACTCGGGGAACAACGGATGAGAGAACCGGACACGGTTCGGATAATCCGTACCATCCTCACTAGTGTTGGCAACCCACATGCGGTCCTGATGGATGGCGACATGCTGTGACTTCGGCATGTGTGTACCCGTGGGTGTTGTCAAATCATTCTGCCACTGGCCAGTACCACTAGCAGTCAACGTCGTCAATGTGGTTTCATCCCACTTGCGTGGAGCATACCCATGCCCCAACACCATATACAAATAACTGGTGTCATCATCAGTCCAACTAGCAAACTCCGCACCATGCGGTGCGTCATTCGTCACACCCATATCCGTGAACGCACCAGCATCACAACGAAACACCTTAGTGTCCGTGGACAGAAACAGACACTGGTCCTGTTCAGCACGCCAGTTAAACAACCGTTTCGGATAGAAACTGCCGGACGCAATACCACCAATAGCAGACGTGTTGCGACGCTGGATGCCCAGCCGTCGTTGCACACCACCACGCTGGTTGATGTCCACGTTCAACATGTCAGACGACTGGTTGGCGGCCAACTGAAACACGTTGGCCTCAAGGTTCAAACCACCCGTATAATCATCGGCTTGAATAACACGAATCATATAGTGCTATCCCAGTCTGTCCCCTTCCAACGGCGGATACCCTTACCGCCCGCCAACACCACAGGCGCATACGACTGGGGACGCATAATATCACGACGCGCCAAACTAATGGCGTCAGCAAACGAACGCTCATACTCGTTAGCGACACCAATTTCTTCTTGCGACTGGTAGACGCGCGACACCACATAATACACCAAAGGCAAGTCGAAAGCATCAGGACCATCAGGTGTGGTACCGGCAGTCACCCAATCCGTGGGGTGACGGTAGGCTCGGGCTGTCAACGCATACGCATCAGTGGGCCGGGGGAAGAAATGGATTTGGTCGGCCCAGAAACTAAAGAATGTCGGCCGACCCACGGGGGTGGCCGGTGTCAGGAACTGTGCTTCCGCTTCCGAATAGTCAATATACGACAACCGAATGTTATTCGGGTCAACAACACTAATGACTTCACGAATATCATCTGACGTAAAATCGTTAACCGTATATGACTGCTGGTCTGCAACTGTTGTCAGTGTGAACGATACTTCTAGGAACGGCCATCGCCGTTCCAAATCTACGATACGATTATAGCCATCCCGCAAATACAGTGTCAGCAAACTATCGGGGACATCGGTGCTATCTAGTTCGGTGATGTCGCGGACAGCCTGGAGGATGTCAGCCTTGGTCAACCGTGTCTGCGCCATCCTTTGTCTCCGTACTCTGCTCGTTCTTTAGTTTGGACCGCAGATGACCGGCACAGAACTGGGTGCCTTTCGCGCGGATTGCTTCGCACGTGTCATCATTAGCGGAACATTTATTGCCTCGCCCGATATACGGCGCAGACGGAGGGGCAATTCGTGCGCCCTCGTCATACGCCAATCTGGCATTCATCGCAGGCCGACCATGCAAACTATAAGTTGGTACTGC